TACAAGACCTTGTAGATATGCACTCTAACTACAAGTGGGTTAATGGATTTCCTGCTGATGAGATTGCTATCTCTGAGCGTTTACTTCTGAACATGGTTCGTTGTAAGTCCGTTAAGGAAGCTGTAGTTACAGCTAATGTTATCGGTAACGTTATTACTGGTACTCCTAGCATCGACCAAGTTAATGAAGTTCTGACTCGCAGATTCCTGCCTAAGTTTGTCTTAGTTGACGATTATGTGGAATTGACTGATAACGAGGGCAAAGCAGTTCCTACTCGCGTACTTGATGAAGGTACTGTCGTGTTCTTGAGCCGTCAAGGTCAATTCAATCGTATCCTTGGTGGTACGTTGGAGAATGGCGGAAAAGCAGGTATCTACGTCAATACTTATACCAAGGCTGGCGACCCACCTCTCTCCATCACCAACACTGCCAGTATGCAGTTGGTCAGCGCAGTGACAATCGGAAAAACTGGCGCAGCGCGCAAAATGAGCAAGCAAGCAAGCTTAGAATCGTCTGTCAGCTTAGCCGAGTTCAATACATGGGATTCAACTCAAGGACTCACTGTCATCTCCTAATACTAATCCTAATTAGTTAAAATTAAATCCCTCTTCCGACAGATTGTTGGTTGGGGGATTTTTGTTATTATGTATACAAGTGGTCTACCGAATAGCTACGGGAACGCAAATTAAGGATTGCCCGACCACTTTTTTTTCTTTTTCCTTAATATCCTTATCGCAGAATTATGAAACTTCCAAGAATTGCTGGCATCTATAAAATTACAAATACTCTAAATGGGCTTTATTACATTGGCTCTACCGTAAACATTAAGAAAAGACATTACGGGCATTTTTCAAAACTTAGAGTAAATAAACACGCTAATTTTCATCTGCAAGCTGCTTTCAATAAATACGGTGAGTCTGCTTTCCAATTTGAAATTGTAGAAGAATGTCTGGGTAAATCTATAGAAGAGCTAAGAGCCGTCGAGCAGAAATATCTAGACGCTATCCCAGATTGGCGTGAATGTTACAACATGGTAAGAATTGCTAATCATCTAAAAGCTTTACCACCTATTAAAGAATCTACAAGACAAAAGATGTCTCTCAGAAGAGGTGTGGCTAATCCCAACTTTGGTAAGAAGCATCCAGAAGAATTAAAGCTTGAGATGGCTGAAGTAAAAAGAGTTCGTGGGTCTGGTGTCTATATTACAAAAACTGGTACTTGGAAAGTGAACATCAAGCTTTTAGGAGAAAAGACAGACACTTACCTTGGCACATACCTTGGAGAAGCTATAGCAAGAAAGGTAAAAGACTTAGCTGAAAGGCTGTACTGGGATAATGATATTTCTGTAAAAGAAGAATTAGATACCCTAAAAAGAGGGGCAATAACAAATACTGTAAATGCACGTAAATATGGTACAGGCGTGAAGTTAACTGCTGATGGCACATGGCTGGCTATTATTTCTGTAAACCATAAGAAGATTTATCTCGGTATTTATAAAACAGAGCAGCTTGCACGAACAGTTAGAAGTTTAGCTGAAAAAGTTTATTGGGACAATGATGAATCTTTATTGCCAGAACTAGAAGCCGCTAAATTGCAAGCAAACACACCACATAACCAAAAACATTATGGTGGTGGAGTAGTGTTTGACAAAAGAAGAGGTGATTGGTTAGCTAGAATCCGTTTAAACGGTAAAACTGTGCAAGTAGGTACTTTCAAAACCGAAGCCGAAGCAAAAGAACGTCGTGTGCAAGCTGAAAAGTATTACTATGACGGCGACGAAAGTTTTGCTTATCTGTTTAACAAACCTAAAAAAGAAAAAGCTTTACCTACTGGGGTACAATTACGTGATAACGGTAAGTATCGTGCAGTAATCAATATAAACAATAAGAGGCATACTCTTGGAACGTTCACTGAACTTGAAGACGCAATCGCTGCCAGACTAGCCGCAGAACAATCTCTGCTATCATAAATACATCTACACTTATACAACTATGATTCCCAAAACACCCCCAAAGCAATATCGTATTTTTCCCGCATATATAAATTATGAAGGATTTGTAGTCCCAGAGGGTATCTACAGTGAAACAGAAATTGACATTGTAGAAGCCAGAGCTAAATCTACCGCAGTTCTGGTTAACGCTAGTGAGTTCCAAACCGTTACTCCCGCCAACCACAACCCTGACATCTCCTTCATTCCTAGCAACGACCTAACCTTCGACAATACAACCACAATCCACACAGTTAAAAAGCTGAAAATCAATAGCGCCCCTGCATCCGAAATTGAAGCTCTCAAGTTCGTTGGCAAAGTAGCGACCCAAAAAATTACCGAAGCTCGTAAAGATGCTAAAATTGAATCATATTCACAACTAGACCGCATCGCTCCACTCAAGAGCAAGAAATGGGAAGACATCGCCGTTATCGACTTTGAACTGCCCGACCCCACTCATGGTCTAGTATACGAAGGACTCAAGACATTCGGCTACACCGCAGAAACCACAAATGGAAAATCAGCTTAAAGCGCCAAACCTACCCAAGATGAAACAAGGGGCAATGAAACCGATGTTCGGTGAACGTTTGCCCCAAGCTCGTATGGGCGCAACCAACAAAAAAAGTGGCGGTTTCACAGCACCAGTAGTAAAGCGCCGCAAAGGTGTAATCTCAGCAGGTATGGGCAAGAACATGACATTCGCATTTATGAACACTAACCTAGCTAACTTCAGCTCAGACAAGCCCTCACTTCTTTTTTCTGCCAACGAGCGCCAGCGAGTAGCCGAGTTCCTAAATTTAACTGGTCGCCAACGATACTACAGCATCGACGACATTCCCGACGATGAACTAGCCGAAATGACTGACCAACAAATTAACGAAGCAATTCACAGGCAACAGGAAGTAGAAGCCAAAAACAAAATCCGTGAAAGTGCGAACAACCGAGCCAACTATCGTGCCAAACTAGATACATTCCGCGAAGGTAAGTCTGCTATTCGTCAAGGCTATCTACCTTATGTTGGAAAATTACTTTACGGGTAAATTATGAAATACGCAAACATTCAATCCCTAACACGTAAGCTTAAAGGTCGATTAGAAGTAGTTGAACAAGAGACATCAGGCATCACTGGTATTGCTACTCAAGAGATTGACGAAGCTACTGTTGAAATGCTTGTAGATGAAGTGGAATTAGGGGATATGGATACCTATCTTCAAATGATTTATGAGTTTCCTTTAAAGCTTACTGAACCTTCTACAATTAATTATCTAAAGATGATTGCAGAAGACATTTCTATTGCCAAAATCATTGACTTCAAATTTCCTCGTCAAACCGATGGCGAAGCTAATAATGATGGATTCAGTCAAATAACTTTACAACGAGGCTTAGACCGTTTACAATCCCTATTCGCTGGTACTGGAATCTTTGTTGCAGGTGCAAACGCTGGTCTTCAAGCAATTCAAAACGACCCAAATGCTTCTCAACAACAAAATAGAAACATTGTCTTAGCAGGTGAAGTACTTAAAGAGTATATTGGCTACGATTTTAATGGGGATGGTACGAGTGACACTGATATTTTTAAAAAGAACCTAAATGTCGAACCTAGTTTCTATTGTGCTGACGACTTTAATGAAATTGTAGGCACTAATGATGGTAATTTTATCGAAAATGGTGTGCAAACAAGACGTAATCGTTATGTTACCCCATACTCTAACAACTATCGCAATCCTGATACTGTGAGCTTTTGGTAATAAATGTTTATTGAACGCCCCAGCTACCCTGCAAATTATAAGTTTCTTGACATAGACCTCCAAACTATAGCTGCATATATTCGTAATGAAGTTAACATCACGTTTAATACAGCTCTAGGGGGTAAGAAAGCTATTTCGAGTTATACCGTAGACAACACCAACAAGTTGCCTCTAGGAACGAATATCTACCCACTACTGAAGATATTTCGCAATGAGGAGTCCTCACTATTCCCAATCGGGGCAGGAGATGTAGTTAGCCTCACAATTGCCTATGTTTTAGCCTATAGTGCCAAAGATACAGCATCAGGGCTTACTTTCCACGTAGCTAAAGAAATAAAGCGTATACTTCAAAACAGTGAAGTTGATGAGGTAATTCCTTTTACTATTGACAAAGAACAGGGCATCACAATTAAATATGAGTCTGCCACAACTACTGACCTTATTTACGATTACGCCAAAATAAACTGTGCAGTCTTTGCTTATTAGCATCTCTGATATAATTGAATAAAATCTTATGCATAAGAAGAAAAACTAAATGTCAAATATCCAAGTCGCTTTAGGTGTAGCTAATCCTAAAGTTCTCACAACTCTAGACCTTGGCACTAATCCAGTCAAAAATATTGGAGATGCCGAGTACATTCCTATTACTATCGCTTTAGCTCAGGCTGATATCACTGCGTCTGTTATTCCTATTGCAACCGAATCTAAGCTAAGAGCTGTGGTTGCTGGCGCATTTGATAATGTGCGTGTTGGAGACTTTATTACCGCAGTTGCAACTGGCTCTCTAACTGCCAAAAGCAATGTAGCAGTCAACAACGTCTATTTGGCTTCTGGGCTAAAAGAAATCACCTACGACGAAAACTACAACAGCACCAACCTTGGTGTTAAGTCAGGCGATGCTATTACTGTAGCGTCTGCGGGGACTGGTATTCCTGCAAACACTATTGTCACTAAGATTGATTATGTAGCTCGTAAAATCTACATTGACAAAGCCTTAACCGAAAGTAAAGTTGCTAGTGTCAGCGTAACCCCTAAGATTCGCGTTACAGCCGTTCGCAAGTCCACCGCAACCGCAAATGCCAACGAGATTGATTTTGATAGCACAGTGGCGACTACAGGCGTAGCTGGTAACGTTACTATCAAAGGCGGCGCAGTTGATGGAGTTTATACTGTAATTCGCGTACTTCCTTTGGATAATGCTGTCAATGCTAAGGCGACTGTATCTATTGCTTGTGCTACCTTGGACGGCTCTGAAGTTAAAGGAAGTACCGAAGGATTTAACGGTCTTGCCTACGATACCCTGACCTACAGTAACATCGGACAATATCAGACTGACCTCGACTCTTATCGCACCAAAGCTGGTGTAGCTGCACCTACTGGCTAATAACACAACATGGCTATCGAATGCCTCGGAACTAAATATTTTGCCATCAGTAGCCTTTTTGTTAAAAGCATTGATGGCAATTTTTTTACGTTTCCATCTCCTTACAGCATCACTATCGAGAGTGACTTCAAAAAGAATAGCACCATAGAGATATGCTATGCTAGTTTCTACGGTAGTCCACTCGTATTGGACTACATATTTGATTTATTTTTCTATGTCATCTCATTTGATGGGAAGATAGAAACCTTCTTCTTACGGTCTGTGCATCAGAAGGAAGAACCTCGAAATGAATCTTACGGTTATAAAGGAATATACAGCTTTCAACCCGACTTGATTTTACAGAATAATACACTACTCAACGAAAAAACAGAACTAGGACAATTCTATGGCAGCCTCAGACAAATTAAACAAACCATCTTACCAGACCCTAGAGGTGTTGCTTGACGACGGAAAAAAAGTCCGTATTAAGCGCGTACCTCAAAGCGACCTCAAGCAGCTCATTACCTTACAAGATGAGTTGCTTGGATTATACATCAAAGCAGATGGCGCATTAGCCGAACTTCTTGTTGATGAGTCAGTTGTCGAAGTTATTAGGCAATACATTGGGCTTCTTCCTATCGAAGGGCAGAAAACAGAATCTGGAGAGCAAAAATATCTCAACTACGATGACATCTGTGAAAACTGGGAGCAACTGACTCGACTCGTCTTTAACGGCTCCCTTGACGAAAAAACCCGCAATATCGAAGGCGTGACCCCATCACTAGTAAGTAATCTCCATTTTTTGCCCTACGAGACTCAGAGAGAGCTGCATCTTCACAAACGGAGACTAGACAAGACACAGGAGCTACTGAGTCAGAGAGAGGAACTCGAAAAACTAGAGAAGCAACCAAGCGAAAGCTAACCGAGCCGCATTACCCCCAATTCCAAGACCCTGTAGAATTTGAGGGCAGCGATATTATTCTCGACTGCCTTCTTTCTGCATACCCAGAGAATGCTCTGGAGTTGTGGCAAACACTCGACTATTGGGAGATTCGTACACTTCTAGCTATCAAGCGCGAATCTGCACGTTCTCCTGATATCAAACTGCAAGAACTAAAAAATGAGAAGTTCAACGAGCTATTAGACGAAGTTGCAGACAAACAATTAGTGTGGAGAGGGCTGGAGCAGAAAAAAACATTGAGAGGAATCAAAAAATACAGCTTTGACTTCTTCGATTGAGCCGATGGTACAATGAAAGGAGAATAAGGCAACTAAAAAGATGGCAGCACCAGTAATAGATACAGCACAATCGTCAGGACTTAAAGATGCTTTTAATAAAGGCACTTTAAACATTGGTGATGATATTAAAGGTACGCTTGGCAACATAGGAGAGCTTGATAAAAGTCTCGCCAAATTGTCTGGAACGTGGTCGTCCAATATTAGTCAAGCGGCTAAGTTAGGAGCGTCTATCGGTGCGCTTGGCTCTATTGCTGTAAATGCCACATTTGGTATTGCGAACATCTCTAGCGCAATCAACAAGCTTCAAGGGGCTAAGACCATCGTAGATGCGGCTAGCCAATCCTTAAAGAATCTAGCTGGCATCAGTAAAAGCATCGATTTCAGTGAGGCAATTCTTGGCACAAAAGAATTTGCTTCTAATATAAAAATTCTCGAAGAAACTACTGACAGTACGTTTAATAGGATTAGTACTGCTAGTCAAATCATTTTTGATAACCAAGCATATCAAAAATGGTCTATTGGCGCAGTTGCTGCATATAGCAAAGTAGAGAGTGCGGCATTTCGTCTAGCCACAATTACAACTTCTTCTGAAGAGTCAGCTCTTAGTGCAGTTGGCGCTCGTATCAAGGCGTTACGCGAATTACAGCGTGAAACAAACTTTGCAACAAACTCTACACAAACTCTCAATGCTCAATACGATATTGCATCTGCTGGCTTTAGCTCTAGACAAGCTCAAAAGAGTGTAGGTACTGCATCTATTAACTTGTCCGAAGTTGGTTTTGCTAATATCGAAGGGACTAACCAAGGTATTGTCAAGATTCTTGCTGCTAACAAGAATTTAGGAGATACCTTCAGAGATGCCGATAAACGAGCTGCACAACTATTTGCGACTACTAAGGTAGGTATTCTCACCCTTGACCAATTAAATGCTGAGGCGGCTGAATTAGCATCCACTGGTGTAGGTGCTGGAGTTGCCTTTGAAGAAATGGCAACATCTTTAGCTCTTGTTACTACACAAGGTCTGTCTGCTAGTGAGGGTTCGACTGCAATCAAGTCTCTTGTCAACGAAATTGTTAGTAATGTACCTAAAGCTCAAAACGCGCTAGCCACTTTAAAAGACGAAGCTGGAAAGCCAATTCAATTTGGATTTGGGGCGCTGAAAGCCGAAGGTCTGATTAAAATTATTGAGCGTATTGGTAAAGCTACTGGAGGTAGTCGAGATGCGCTTAACAACATCTTCAGTTCGAGCGAGGCGGCTAAGGCGGCAAACGCACTATTACAAGCTGGAGGAGAAAATCGCAAGAACTTTCGGGAGGAAATCGAAAATGCAGGTAGTGCCGAAGGTATTGATAAGTTCAGTGAATCTTCTAAGGAGCGTGGTCAAACATTAGAAGGTGCGTTTAGGTCTTCTTTTAATAAATCTCAAGCTGCCGTAGAAGAAGTTGGCTCTGGAATTGGGGAAGGAGTAAAGCAAAATCTTCAAGACACAAATACATTGCTGGGGGTATTAGGAACACGAAGTAGCAGTACTTTTGGAAGTTTTGCTGGCTCTCTTGATGGTCTAAATAACAAATTTCAAGCTATTACAGGATTTATTGGTAGCGTATTTAGTGTGGTCGCTCCACTTGCATTTTTCTCTTTTCTGTTTAAGAATCTTGGTCGTTTGGGGGAAGTAGTTAAGAAAGCATTAAAGCTTGACGATGGAGATGTTAAATATGAAACACTAGCCCAAAAGATTGAAGCCTCTATTGTAAAAATTGCTAAGACAGTTGTATCTAAAGTAAAAGATATTGTAAAGCAAGTTAACGAAGAAATTGAAAAAGTTGGGCAAGAAGTAAAAGAAAACACTGGAATTGGAGCAAGAAAAAGTAACAAAATACAACCTGAAGTAATTAAGAATAGCGTATTTATTCCTCCTGCAAGCGAGAGCGAACTAAAACGTCTAAATTCTTTCGGAGAAAAAAGTGGATTGGCTGGTGCAGGACGTACTATCAAAAATACTTTTACAGGAGCAAAAGATTCTGTAGGAAAATTATCTGGGAGTCTCGGTAAACTTTGGGAAGCTGCTGCCCCTGCTCGTAGTGTAATTGGCGGAGCAGTTGGTGAATTGTTTTCTTTTGCTAAAGGTATGGGGTTGGTTGGACTTGCGGTTTTTGCAGGGTCTACCGCTTTGCAATTTCTTGGTAATGTATTCACAGGACTAACAAACAAAGCAAACATACCTGAAATCAAAACACTAACAGAAGACCTCAAAGATTTAAAAAATGTCGGTGGACTAGATGAGTTTGTAAGAGGACTTAGTGATGCAGAAGCTCAGGTAAAGAAACTTGACCAAAGTACTCAAAACCTTCTAGATGGATTAGACAACTTGAAACAGTTTTACAACACTGTTTCTGGTAAATCTTTTATAAGTGGTATCAACCAAGAGGAGTTTGGCAAGGCAAGGTCATTATTGTCTGCTCAAATCTCTAAAAATCAACAAGCTATTAAAAATAAAGACTTCAATCCCTTAAGTAACGAAGAAAAGGGTGTTGGAAGAAAGATTCAGTTAGGTATTGTTCTAAGTGAAGAAGACTTAGAAGTAGTAAAAAAGAAATCTGAAAATCAAATAGACCAAATCGAGAAAGAAATCTCAACTGTCGCTGCTGCAATTAAAGACGCGCAAGAAAATGGCGGTGCAGGAGCTAGAGATTTAGTCGAAAGTCTCCAAGAACAGAAAAAAATTCTTGAAGGTCAAGCTAAAGCCAAAAAAGAAGCTATTGAAACTGATAGAAAAAGGGCTGTTCTTGATAATCAACTACGGCGACTAAATACCTTCAAAACTGACATCCCTCTTTCTGTAACACTTACTTCGGCAGCTAGAAGTTCTGCCAATGCTCAATTTGCAGACTTGAAGAAAACTCTTGACACGGTATTTACGGTAGATACCATAGACGTATCTAAAGTTGACGTAAATATTTTGAGTCAGCTAAACTCTCAGATAAAAGACTCTCTTCAGAGTATAGAAGTGCAAGCTGACTTAGACCCTCAAGGCGCATTAGATGCTTTGCAACGTATTACAAAAGAAGCCAGAGCAACTCAAGTTATTGCTTCTAATCCTTTGCTGCAAAAAGCCACTGACAACGCTTTTAAAGTTGTCGCAGAAAAAGCAATCGGTTACAACACTGCAATTGCTAATTCCTACACTAAGCTGTTCTCTACTTTATCTGGGCTTGGGGCAGTCGGGGGAGAAGCCATAGGTCAAGCTACTGCGCGTAACTTGCAGTCTATACAGAAGAATATTGCTACGCTTAAGTCAGGACTAGATAAACCTAATATTGACGCTGTAGAGTATGCGAACACATTAAGCAAGATTGCAGACCTTAGCGCTGAAGCTTTTAATATCAAGAACTCTGGGCAAATTACTGAAGAGCTTGGTAAGCGTAAACAAATACTGACCTTCAATCAACAACTTCTTGACGTACAGAAAAATATTGTTTCTTTATTTTCGCAAGAAAGCAAATTCGGCTCCTTCAGCGTCTCACTTGCTCAGGCAAAGCTTGCGGCGGCAGAAAAAGAATTGTCAGTTAAGCAAGAGTCTCTGGCGATATCGGCGCGAGAAGAAGAAATCACTAAGCGAAACATTCTTGAAGCAGCGCAATCTGAGGTCGGCAATAGGACTCAGTTACTGCAATCAGTATTAGCTAATGGCAAAATCTCTGGCAAAGATGCTCAATCTAAGTTTGGAATTGACTCAGCTATTGATTTAGCAAGTAGCAAAGATGTTGCAAATAAAAGAGCTGAAGCTGACAAAACCATACAGTTGAATCAAGAAAAACTGAAAGAGAATAAAAGTAAAGCTCAAGGCGGATTTTTTAAAATTGACCCCGCATCTTTAGAGCAGTTAAAACAAGCTCTTTTTAAAGAAGAGTTTGATAGATTTACAAAAGAGTCTACTTCTATAATCCCTATAGACACCCTGCCAGAACTTACAAAAAATGCTGCAAATGATTCGGTAGCTACTAAACTCTCTAAGCTTATCGGTAAAGATGCAAATGGCAATCAGTTTATCGATACTGACGTAGCTAGAAATTCTGGCTCTGAGGCTGTTCGTAAGGCTTATTTGGATGCGGCTGACCAAATTAGGGCAGAGCAAGAAACTCTACAAACTAACATAGCCAACGCCCAAAAAGGTAAAGACTCTATAACTGGCGGCGCAGACCAATTAAAAGAGCGCGTTGCCAATATTGACATTGAAAGTGCCAAGAAGGTAGTCAAGCAAGCTGAAGATGACCTAAAATTCACTGTTATCGCCAATCGTCTCAAACAAGAGATTGGAGCGTTAGCTGAGACTATTGCACGTAACGAAGCTGCTATTGATGCCTCTTTTGCTAATCAACAACGGCTTATCGACATATCAAAAGGTGTGGGCGACGCATTTAGTTCACTCGGTTCTACTGCCTCATCCCTCTTTTCTGCCTCTTCTATTGGCTCGGTGTTTAGTAACATCGGTTCTAAGTTATCTGATAGAACTGGTCAAGTGTTGCTCGATGCCAACAAAGAAATCAGCAAAATAACGGCACGACTAAATACTGTAGTTGCCACTAGAGATAGAGTTGCAAGTGCCAATGCAGATGCTAAAAAACAAGGACGTACAGACCCAGACTTGCAAAAAGCGGAGAAAGACCTTAACAAGCAAGTTAAGACTGCCCAGCTCGAAGCTGCGCGTGATTTGCAGTACACTAAACAAAAGACTATTCTTGAGGGACTTAGCGCCTCAATGGAAGTATTCAATGGAACTATTAAAGAAGGTGCTGATAGGCTCGATAAAGTTGCCAACTTAGCAAATAACCGCTTAGACCTCCAAGGACGTAGAGAAGCTTCCACAGTCCAAACTAATCAAGCTACGAGAGGTTTCACTGGTTCTGTTCTTGGCTTGTTCGGGCAAAATAATCCTGCGGCGGCGGCTTGGGCTGGTCGTAATGAAATTCTTGGCACAATCGAAAAAACTAAAGCTGATAAAAACGAAGCTGGTCGTGCTGGGGAAAAAGAACTTAACACACTTCAGGTTCAAGAACAACAATTAAGAACTGAAGAGACTATGTTGGTCAACGCGCTAACACAGACACAGTTGTTAGGTAAGCTCGTAGAGAAAATTGACCCTGCAAGTGGCATTCAGGTTGGGGACATTAGTTCAGTTAATCAAGTTATTGGCAATATCCCGAAAAACATCGCTGATGCACAAGCTCAAACAAGAGGAGCGCTTAACCTTAACCAAGAAACGCAGCAATTCGTTCGTCAAGATACTTTTGACAAAATTCGCAACATCGATTTGGCTGGTCAAAGTCAAATTCTTGATATAGCTCAGAGAAACCCTATTGCTGGTATAGCTTCAATTAGAGAAGTAGGAACTGCACTTAATACTGGATTTGGGCTGAGCGCTCAACGACCTATCCAAAATATAGCTGAACGTACACCATTCGGCAAAGACTTCGATACAACGCAGAAGCAACTACAAGGGATTGGCGCTAATACCAGAGACTCGATTCAACAACAAGCTCTCAGACTACAAGAGCAAATAAACAAGGACAGCAAGAAAATTACCAATGATTTTGCCGCAGCCTCTCCTAACAAGCCCCAGAACCCCAACTCAGTATCAGGTCAACAAAATCTGTCGGTAGTTGTCAACAACACAATCAGCCTTGACGGAGTGAAGACCACCTTTGGAGGGGACAACCTGAATAAAGTTGGTGCTGCGGTTGGAAAGAGTGGTGATATTATCCAGAAAAGTCTTAATGATTTCGGTAAAGCTTTTCTGGACTTGTCTAAAGTTGCTTTTGGTGTCTAAGCCATGACTTTATTTAACGCGACTTGCAAAATAGGAAAATGAATCTCAGAATACACTGACACATTGTATTTTTTCTTGCCAGCAACAATGCAGTGGCGTTTTTCAGGGTCATCTTTAACCAAAGAGCGATATGTTTCAGCAACAATGCTTGCAAGTCGTCTGAATAGTGGTCGAGGAAGAGTCAAACCATCTTTTTTGTAGTAGAGCCAAGCTTCGAGAGACATTTTACCGTCAGGAAATAATCCGTCGTGAGCGCTTGGAAGCATACCAGAATTGTCTTCAAGCAGATTTAGTAACTCATCTGTTCCAGTCATGTATGTTGAAGTTTTTTCGCGGATTGCAGTATAGCGTTTAGAAACTTCTTTTAGACCACGAACTTCAGAAAGAATTTCCTGCATTGTTGCAAGCAACTTAGAGTCGTTTCTGTCTTCAATGCTGTTAGTTGCCTCTTTAATCCACTGGTGCAGACCTTTCTGTGCAAATTTTCTATAGGCGAATAGAGCCTGAGAATCTTGCTTTTCAAAAGCATAATAGAAAATCAAAGCCTCACAAGTTTTAGCTGGAACGATTTTAGCACCATTTACACCAGCAAGCACGGTGCTAAAAGCCTTACCAGCAAAAGGCTCTAAGGTTTTTGGTAGTGGTTTTGCACGGTCTTCATCTGACTTATCAATATTGGACAAAATTCTTGTACGCAGACTAGCTTCTGTCTTACCAATAAACCGAGCCAACGCACTGATGGACATTCCAGATTCCTGTCCATCGGCACTTACATATAACTCAATGTCATCAACAATAATAGGATTTACAGTTTCCATAGTGATTAGTGGTAGTAGTTAATTTTTACTTGTACTTACTATAGCACATAAAAATAATAACCCAGCAGTTAATAAAGTATTTTTAGTAAGTAAATGGTTAACAAATAAAAGTTTTGGAAGTAATCATTGTAATTTGTCAATCTGTCCGCAGTGATATAATTGAAGAAAATAGTGGACAAACTAAAATAAATGAGCCTTAACGTTCAACAAACGAAAATTTACGGCATACCAGTCCCCGCAGACAAAATCACTGCTGGCGAACTGTCCATCGACTCCACAGTAGCCAACCTTGGCGACTTCGTTGCTACTGGTAACATCTCTGCTCGTACTTACACTTTCGACATCGGTGGTATCTCTTTGAGTGCTGCTGAAGATATTCAAGCAACTTGTGATGCTAACCAAGAAGCCATGCTGCTCGGTCAGGTCAATTTGACTGCTGGTACTGGTCTAACTGGTGGTATTCTATATCGTGGTAACACCATGTATCCTTATCAGTACGAAGAAACTGGTGGTATTCGTGTAGGAGCGACTGAAGAAACTCTCAAATCGTTTCCTGTCACCTTTGTCACCAACAAATATATTGGTAAGCTGGGTTAATTTCCTATGGCTGGGCTTAGTTTTTCCCAAGAGAAGCTTTTTGGCTTTCCGTTAAAATCGGGAGCAGTTTCTTTTGGGAAAATTAATGCTCAAAATGCCAATGCCTTTTTCTTGCTTAACAACTCTTCCTTGTTAGCTGGCTCTGTTACTTATGAAACAGTAACGATAAATTTTGAAGGAATCAAAGTAGCTGATATTCCTTTTGAAAAACCCTCACTACAACAGTTTGGCAGTCAATCATTCTCGTTTAGAGGGCAAACTTGGGTTGTCGTTGCAGTTGAATATGGGGGCATCTACACAGTAGGTTCTGAGCAGTGCTATAGAACTTATACGATTCAAGGTGTCGAGTTTAATAATCCAGAATTTGTGGTCAGCTAATTGATGTGGAAAATAATGGAAGATACGCCCAAACGATTGCCAACTTGGGTTGGAGGTGCATCTGTGTCGCCATATACAAGCGAAACTACTAATACAGTTAATCTTAGTCAACACACAGCACAAGCCTCTTATCTGACGGAGCTTAATTTTTTGCAGAAAAGTAAGTTGCCATTTCTTGTGGGTTTTAGTTTTGCAAGTCTTGGGACTGACGGCTACAATAACTCACGTTCTCGAAGTGCGACAGTAGACCTCAATGCCTGTTATTATCTGACAGTTGGTAATTTCCCTACATCAAAAATTGCAACTATTGATGTGTATTTTGCTGACTTAAACAGCTATCGAGATTTGGATTGGGTCAACTATTATCCAGATGCAATCATCTATAAAGACCGAGACACAACTGCATATAAAGTGTCAGACCTCAAAGGATTACCAATCACAGACCGCACTGTCATAATAGTACGCCTAGATTTTGACATATTTCTGCCGTTCTTAGGATTCTCTTCGTTTAAACGAGAAAAAAAATTAAGGAAGCTTGTAGGGGTTCAAGTAGTTGGCGTAGAAACAGTCAGCTACTATGGTCAGGTATACCGCTTCGATAAATACCTCGACTTCGGCAAAAATACTTTCTTTATGCAAGGGGGAGACTTATACCTGTGCCACTAATCAGTAATCTCTCCAGTAGCGCCGAAAATCCTCTCAGAGCCTCTGTAGGTACTTACACGCTAAATCAGGAGCTTGACCAACCTCCATCTCTTTCTGCCGTCATTTACGTGGCAACTCTGAATGAAATACCAAATTTGGGAAGCGACCTTACATTTGGCAACTATAATTTCTATCTGACCAACTATAGCTATAAAGAATCACCTCAAGTACAAAAAGTTGGCAATGTGTCGGTTCGGTATGAAGTTTCGCTCAGCTATTCTCACGTCAGCAAGCTGTTTACAGAAAAAGGAATTAATACAGCTAAGTTTGTTTTGGCTTATGGGCGTTCGGCTCAAATTATTGGGGAACAGTTCTATCGCTTTAGCCTAGTTTCGCTTTTGTCACAGGTTGCAGATTTTACTGGTATCAACTGTCCAATCTCAGGACTTAGCGGTTTTGTCAATCTCCCTTACCGACCAGCTAACACCGATTTCTTCAGCTTGCGCTCTTTTCTAGATGAACGCGCTATTCTTGATGCTAAAGTGGCTGTTTTCTCTAAGTCGGGCATCGATTACGTTGATTTGGGTTCAGGCAGAGCTATTACTGCTGTGCCTCTTACTGAAATAACGTTATCAGATAATGAAACACCTTGCTACAAAAACACTTTGCTAAATTGGAATGGAGGAACTAATTACGCACTTCAAAATACTTATGTTCAAGTTACCGATGACGAATACGTGCTTTACGAGGGTGATAGTAATCCTCACTTGCCTCCAGTGGAAGTTGGCGATGGTTCTCTTGTTCCTCGCGACCTAAGCGTATTCATCGATAACGGGGGATTAAGTAAGCAATTCAAAATCACATTATACAAGTATGGTCAGCCTAACTCGGAAATCAGTGGCACTTATGGGTTTAGTCACTCGACTCTAGAACTTGTCAGCAATCCTCTAGCTCCACTTAACCTAGACTACTCCATTCTCGATAGGATGCAAAGTAATCCAGCAGCACAAGCTAACGCCTTTGGCGGATTACTAAAAGACCTTGCTAACTCTGCAATGGGTATGGTTGGTCAAAATATCTTTGCAAGACCGATTGTATGGCGAATTACAAGTATTAAGCAGACAGATTTTATTTATCAGAACCTTGACCTTAATATTAAGCCTCAAGTTAAAGATGCTAACGGAAATTATGTTGCTACTACTGTTCCACCTCAATTTAACAATCTTCTCAAATGCTATTCACAAGTCTTGGTCGCAGAACAATCTGAAGGTTGGACAATCAAGCGCTTTGCCAATGAAGATGCAGCTAACTGGTCAAAAGGAAGTATAGAGGCATGGATTCGTCTAAAATACTTGCTTGACATTGGCAGTCTTGTTGTAAATGACCCGATAAGTCTTCAATACTATTATCTTTCTGTCTACAAAGCAAAGTGCGCTCTAGAGAGCTTTTTGTATCGAAAAATACCTATTACTGAACGTGTAGATTATTTCATTGAGCCATACAGTAAATATTACAAAGATGGAGATAGAGTTGATTGGAATGTAGAATATATTCCAAAAGCCCAATTACCTGATGTTGCTAGTACTCAAGACCCTGTGGCAGTTCTATTCCCTAGTCCTGATTGGGTTCCAAATTTAATGGTAGTCGCTAAGTCAAGATACTCGATTTCTGCGGGTGTTAGTGGCAACCCTGAGTATAATGACCAAGCAGCTTCGTTATGGGGAAAAAATCCTATTTACTTGACTACTGGGGAAGAAGTTTACGAACATACTCGGTACATGATTCGACCTAGTAAAACTACTAAACCAAACATTGATAGAATTTACGAGACATTCAATGACCTTGGAGGTTTACTAACCTCGATTAATCAGAATCAATTGTACTCTGGTACATTCTATAGACCTTTTAGTTACATGAATGTCCCTGATAACGCTGTGATTGGTAATGGGGTATTGCCAACTATAGATACTAATAGGGTAATTGCTACCCAACAAAAAAAAGACCCAGATTCTATACCAAGTTATTCAACTGCAAGTAATGACGCTAGTTTTAAAGACGACTCTTATTCTGTATACGGAACTATCCGTACAGTAGCTGATGCTAGCTTCAAGGGTAATATTCAAAGTTCTTCATTTAGTACGGCGCTTGGACGACCTCCTAGTGCTACAGTACGAAAACCTATCAATCAACTCAATCCTAAGCAGGACAAAGATGGACTCAAAGACTCGTTGACATATATAACCTCGAATGTACGTGACCGTAATATATTGAGCGACATAACTATCACTGGGGCAAATAACATACAAGAAGCAATTAAAGGTGCAACTTTCAAATTGCACAAAGATATTTTTGATGAAGCTAGTTTAAGCACATCATTCACATGGACTCAAAATGCAATTAAACCAAACAGTGTTTTTCAATACTTTGGTCAAAAGTGGGCTGCTAAATCTACTACGTTTACTACTCAGATTATCAATGGAGGTGCGCTCAATCAGCCCGTCAGCGTCACATTTGGAGAAGTGATACCAGTTACCCTCACGACAGTGAATACGACTGCTACGGCGCTAAATACTATTAAGGGTGGGTTGGTGACGACAGTTGAGGTATCTGGGCTTCCTAATTCAATAGGTGTAGACCTGAGTAATTTTCCTGCCAATATTGGGCGCTGGACAACAAGTAACGGGTCTGGACTGTAGTTCAGGTTTACTGACAATCTCAAAATCACCATTGTAACCACCCTCTCGAAGAATAGTTGTAACACCTTCTTTGGTTAAGTTGTGATGTTTGTCGTGAACGTAGGCTAGATAGCCGTCTTCACCTTCAATGCGTAAAAATTCAGGTTGTTTAGTTGTCATTGTTTTGTTTATATTGTAGATAGTCTTGATACCATTCTTCCACACTTGGTTTTAGACCTTTTCGCATATAAGCCTGATTTGTATACCAAAGCCCATCTTTGATGCTGTACCAGTGATGGTAGTTACCAAAGCTTGCCATAACGTGTTCATCGAAGTCATCAAGGTTCTCAAACACTGCAATCCAGATAATGTTTCCGCCGTTGGGGTAGCGATGCCAAACTTGCACATGGTTTACTTGAAAACGCTCGTATGCGCCACAATCTTCGAGAGTGCATTCTGATAGTACGGGATAATATCTGCTCATGTTTTTATTCTGGTTTTTGAAAATATCTCATACGACTAGATTTGTAGGTCTTTAGGTTGTATCCATTGTTAAGCAGGATTGACTCGACCTCTGAAGTAGTTAGTTTGAGGCTTGGGAGTAATTTTCTAATATCGCTGACTGTAAACAACTTGTTGAACTTATAGGCAACATCCAGTACAGAAATATCTATAGAGTCAGATACACCCGAAGTTCTCCAGTCATACTCTTTTAAGATAGCCTCGCTCATGGTTTTGAATGAAATATCCTTACAACCGAACACTTTCATCAACTCAGCAGTCAGATTGTTATACGCTTTTCGGATTTCTAGTTTTGAGCTTGAGCCTTTATACAGAATTTGTACATCGTCTTTTTCAACATCTTCAAAAATAGTGAAATCTTCAAGAAGGTGCGGGTTTACTAGAAAGTACCTAGCAATATTTGGTGCAGAAAGCCTCTGACCATTCTCTAGTGTGCGGTTTAGACGCTCCACAGACTGTATTAAGTCCATGAGTACTGGTTGATAAAGCATAGCTACTTCTTTGCCTTGAGATATAGTCAGGGAGGTCGATTCCTTGATTACTGAAGCTGCCATATCAAAGTCTGGTGGTTTTCTGGTGTGAGCTTTGCTAAGTTTGTTCATGTATAAATTATTTTAGACTAGACTCATTATACACTACTACAATTTCATTATACAATCCTTATACATTTTTTGGACAGTTTTGACACTGGGTATAGATTCTAGACCATAAATTTAACATTCCTATATTATTGTTATTATTATTCGGGAAGATTTAATAGCCCTGCGGCGACTGAGTAACAAGAAACCTCCAGTCCTTACAACTAGAGGTCACACAGCTTACGCAGTTTCGAGCATACAAACTAGCGATTACTCGTCGTCCTCGCCCTCATCGTAGTCATCGTCACCAAAACCGTAAAGCTGGTCGAGCAAATTCTCAGCGTACTCTTCCACAGTACCTTCATAGTTTTCTGTAGGGGGAGTGAGCTTGATGTAGCTACCATATTCATAAACAGCAGCATTATTTTCTACTGTCTCTGTACGGCTGACTGTGAGCGATGTTTCGTCCGAAGTGATGGTAATAAGTTCGCCATCAGGATAATTTTCGCGCAATGCTTCGGCTGCTTCAACAAATTTCGAGATTGGGTAGGGCATATTGTTTGGTATATGTTTACTTGTTATGATAACACATACCACTGACGTAGTTTCTCGCTTACGCTCGTATGCAGAAAAGAAGGTATAATAGATAAATGACTCAAGACTACTCACAAGCATTAGCTGACATCAAGCAAGGATTTCAAAATGTTGTCCCCCGTATTGTGCAGGAAGCGAATACTGTGAAACTTACTCAAGGGACAGAGACATTTACGTTTCCTGTATCTACACCAGTAACATCAAACAACATTCTTAAATAAGGCTATGCAACATTTCGCAAATTTTGGTTCGTTCGAGGCAGATTTTGGCGTTACCAGAACAGCAAACAGGGCAAAAAAGAAAATAGCTCAAGTGAACCAAGCTGAAAAAACCTTTGGCGAGACAATGAGCTTGCCCGATGCAAGACAAGAATTGTACGGCAGAGAAAGCCTAAATCCAAGAAATCCAATTAAAGGTGACATTTTAAATCGTTATGAACCCAACACACCAGAAAAAGCAAGACTGGTAAAACAGTACAATCAGAAAAAACTTGACGGATATCTTGAGAAATTTGCTTTACCTGAAATTGGTGGTGGCGGAACTGGTAATAGATTACTCAAAAAACGCTGGGAACTAGGTGGTGGTAGTGGCGCTGGAGATAGGTATTTGAATGATTACCCCTACCCCTCTAAATCTGCGTTAGAAGTAAGTAGACAAACTAGAAGGGAAACTAAAGGGTACGACTCAAAACCTCCTCTAGTAAGCAACAATGTAAGAACAAATTCTCCAAACTACTCGGAAATTAGACCGACTGATGACAAGGCTGCTTCTGTTTCTGGCTATGTAGGATATCAAAAAGACCCATTCAAAGGTTATGGTGGGATGATGGAGGAACCAGTACCTCTAAACGAAGCTAGAAAAGTAATCAACCGAAATTATTAAATATGAAGACGACTTACGCTGCCAGCCGCACACTTTTAGCACCAACAATCACCACATCTACTTTATCTGGTTCTGTAGTATCAGGTACATATTACTTTTTTTTGACTCGTAGAAACCGTGCTGGATATACTTCTCCATCGCCTGTGGCTACGGTAGTTCTATCTGGTACAGGCAGCGTAACAATTGGCGCAAACAACTTCAACACACTCAGCTATGAAGATATAAAAGAGACTCTCATCTCTGTATCAACCACCAACGACTATGCGACAAGCCGCATTATCTACAAGTTCAATCATTTTGCCGCAGACTACATAACCCCAATCACTCCTGCTGACGTAGTAATCACAGCTAACGCCACTTTAAACAGTCTCACTAGCTATTCTAATCCCGCAGACATAGCTGCCCTCACAGGTCTATTAACAGGCTTCAGGGTACAGTTATCAGTAAACGGTTTCTGCTATGAATTTTTGCAGGGGTCTGCCGAGCCAGTCGATAATATTACCGTGTTGAACCATGCGGCGGGAAGGTGGTTTAAGACAAGAGAAGCAAGCCTCTACGAAACCACTTCGTTAGCCGAAATTGACGTAATCAGCGCTGACCAAGATACATTACTCGTTGCACCTCTCGAAAATATTAATTCAATACCAGTCCCTATCAAATATTGGATTGTCAATGATACTGGCGGCACTCTCACTGGTTTACGCATCAATTTAAGTGAATATAGCTCTGACCCAGCTATTAGGCTAGTATTCGGTGTTAAAATCATTGGTTACATCAATCTCACTTCGTTTGTCCTCGATACCACTGGCATTGATAACCTCGGAGTAGTGCAAGAGTACCCAACACTCGATATCGCACTCAACAAGGGTGTTCCAGATGGCTCCGCAGTAGTTATTGAGGTTACACCAACATCACAGCTTCTAGATGGTGTTTCGGCACAAAGCTTCATCAACATCTATCCAAAGCTGGTCAATTACGCACTTCTACAAGACTTACTGTTCTGGGATGCTCCTGTAGATAATATTGCAGCACTCAAAGCACTCAACTCAGTGCAATATAAGTCTGGGATGGTCAGAATTGTCGAATCAGTCAATAGACCTTACAAATATGATGCAACATCGACTGAAGATGATAATGGCGACACAGTTTTAATTCCTAATACCAACCCGACAACTGGTAGGTGGGTGATTTTTGACCCTGCACTGCCAGATGGAAGTGTTGGACTGGCGAAACTAAGTTCAGAGGTCATAACAGCGCTTGGTGACCAAATTAAAACAGATACAAGAACTATTAACTCACCAACAAACTACACATACAGTCTTGATGAAGATTACGACTATATTGTGTTGAATTGTCCAAACACTGATGTAAGTAATACAGTTACCAATATCAATATTAGTGCAACTCTTGCTAATAACCAGACTAAAGCAGTAATTATCGAATTAGTACAGAAAACAGGGACAATAGCTTTTGATAACAGTATCCTATTCCCTAGCGGCACTACTCCAGTACTTTCTGGAAATGGTAAATCAGATATCATACTTTTCTCTATGAGAAAGGATTCATTAGGGATAGTGAAAAAAAGAGGCAAGATAGCAACTACAGACGCAGGTTAGTTAATCAAATAATTTTTAATTTCATTAATAACAAATGATATTATTTCAGGGGTAAGTAAAAAACATTCACAATCACCGCCAAAAGGTTTAGATGGTTTATAACGATATTTTTTAAGCACACGCTTAATATGAGTTTCAAGATTAAATACTATGCTGGGGTCTTCGTGAGGAGCTGCGTAAATTATTTCATAAGGGTAAGGGATACCTTTCATTCTTTTGTCTATACTTGCAAAGGTTCTGCCAATCTTATAGAATAACTCTTGCCCTTGTTCTAATTTTACAAAATACAATTTAAATGATTCAAAATTGGGGGATTTTATTGCAACCTCTGACCATCTTGTTACGTTCCAGCCCACAGAAGAATCTGCTGAAATGTAATCTCCACATATCGGACACCCGCACCCTTTTAAATGGCTTTGTGGGATTTGCAAAAATTCTCCGTGTAATTTACACCCTATTGTTAATTTTTCTTTGTTTGATTTATATATTGATTTATCATAATTGTAAGTATCTCCATGTACTTTTTTTGCTTTCCTTATAAAGTAGTCAGTTTTATCCATTGCACTGTTAAAAGTTAATGGAGTACCTTCTAAAATTCTTGTTGGAACCATCTTGTGAAGACCTAACTCATCTTCTAATACCATTTGTTTTAACATATTCTCATAACGAGAAATTATTTTATACGGTAGTGTTGGAAATTTATTTTCCAATCTACTTAAAAATTCTTCATGGCTAAGTGTACGTTTGCTTGTTTGAAGTGAAATTCCGCACTTTTGGCAGCCTCTTCCTCCAGTATGATAACCAGCCACCTGTTCAAAAATACCGTGTTCAGGGCAAATTATTTTCACTTTTGACTTATCGTTTTGGTATTCAGTTAAAGAATAATCATATTTATTTTTATGTTTTTGCTTAGACTTTTCTATAAATCTTTCTGTAGTTAATTTTTGAACCATTTCTAGTAATTTAAGTTTATTAATCACTATAGCACAGCACTTTCTACACGAAAAGACTCGGCTGGCATATTAAGAAAGGAGTAAAACTCCTAATGCTACTTGTTAGTGTTAAAATGAGACTATAACCGTAAAGGACAGTGCTGGTATAATTAAGAAACGTGGAAAAATTGCTACAACAGACGCTGGCTAAGACTCGCTGACGCTCGGTGCAGAAAAGAAGGTATAGTTATGGAACATTTTGCAAATTTTGGTTATGTCAAACAAGCTAATAAACAATTAAAACGTCTATACGAGGCTGGTGAAGCCCCTAGACGCAAGTATCAACCGAACAATACTTACGGTAATTTAGCACAAACTGCAACAAGTCCAGAAGCTACCAAAGAGATTTTTGATAATAGAGTAAGCATTGCAAGACAAAATAAAAAATGGTACGGGCAATCTGAAGCTGGGAAAGACCCTTTAACAAAACCTTTAGGTGCTGAGTCGTACACTTATGATGGTAAACGGCGCGAACCTGAAATCCCTAAGACTGGTTGGAGTGATATTCGTAAAGTAAAAGATGAGGCTATTTCCGATTCTGGTTATGTCGGTTTTAGAACAGACCCGTTTAAAGGTTATGGTGGGATGATGGAAGAAGGTATTCCATTGAATGAGGTTTATCCTAACGGCATATTTGAGAAAAAGAAAAGATATTATAGTAGACTTTCGGGAATGGCTACTAAGCTATAATACCTGAATGGAAGGAAAACAGTACAAAAAATACCTAGCAAGTGCCGATGCCACGAACTCTGTGGTTGAGGACGTATATTTCAACGATGTTATTTTGCTCATTTCAGGCAACTCCAATGATAACAGTCGAGGTCTACCTTTCAGCCGCGATTACTCACGCTACCAACGCCACGTTAAAAATTACATTGGCACAAACACCGAATCTGCAATAAACTACCCTACAAGCGACATACCAAGTCTTGCTGGCGTAACTTCTTGCCTTTATATACCAAACTACCTTAACCGAATCAATCGCGCCGCAGAGCTTAATATAGGTCAAAATGTATCATTTGTTAATCCTACTTATGCAGATGTGCAACTTAGTGGTTGGGAAGATGGTTTTAGTCTTGATACAAACGACTTCACAATAGAGCTATCCTTTTTTACTGACAATATAGTACCAATACAAACTATCTTTTCTGTAAATAGCTGCTTGCAGTGGAATGGTGCTACTCCTGCTGTCCCACCCACTTTACAATTTAATGGTGGCTACGGACTATTTCTTGTTAATAACGATTTGTATTTTTCCGCAAAAGGAGATAATATAAAAGTCAATGAGGCTGCCTTATTGCCAAACCAATTTTACTCTGTTGCAATTCAAAGAACAGGAAATACTTTAAGATGCTTCTTAAATTTTACACAAACAAACAGCGTCAGTTTTACAAAGAATCTCTCTTTTTCTGCCTCCAATAATCAAGACACCAAAAATTTTAGGCTATTTTTAGGTGCTAGCCCTTTTCATAACGATTTCTTCAGTTCAGAGCAAGATAATTTAATTGATAGTAGCTTTAGCGGTGGAATCAGTAATTTCCGCATTACCAAAGGAATTGCACGATATCCTTCAACTTTTTACTCTGCTGCTTTACCATTTCCAAAAAATACAGTAGCAAACCGTATTGACCCCAGTTATGCTGACACTCTCTTTAACTTCCCTCTCCAATTTGATGCATACAACTACGCCTCCAACTTAAAACGCCTAGCTAGTCCTGAACTGCGAAAAGATACCCCAAACCTCAATACAGGATTCTTAGAACTTGATGGAAATACTGTCTATGTGTCTGAGCAAGTAGCGGACAATCTTTCTACTTCTGAATGGACTTTAGAACTTTATTTAGGATTGTTTGAGAATGGTGCGCCAATTACCTCGGCTAAAACGTTAGAAAATTGGTTGGCAAGCAATCTATCAAATACTGAAGGGGTTGAAAAGGTTAATCTGTTCAAACTAACATCCAACGGTAAGCTGGTTGCTAGTATCGATTTCAACTTTTATGCCGATTTTGCTGGTCAAGGTAGTTTTGCAAGAACTGCACCTTATCTGAGTTTTAGTGTTAGTGAGGATGGTACAACTTGGCGTAGTTTCGGGTCTGAGACAAACAACAGAGTTAACCCTACCCTGCCAACTGCAAACTATTTCTTACCAAGCTCAGATATCGTTTTTTACCACAATTCAAGCATTACTTCCAACATAACAACTAGTACAACGGCTATTGCTTCTCCATTTGCCGAGCCTAACACACACATTGCAGTGGCTAGGTCAGAAAATAACTTGTATTTTTATATCAATGGGGTAAATGTTAAGACAGTTGCATATTCTGGCACTTTGTATCAAGAAACTGACAAGTTAGAGCTAAGTTTTGGAAGTCTATATACTCCTTGGGTATCTTCTATTGCATCTTCCAAGCGTAGTGTTGGTGTTAAGGGTTTGCGCGTGACCAATGCTGCTAGATTTGTTAGTACTACTGTCCCTAATGATTATTTCTATGAACACTGTCTTCAGCCACTACCACTAACTACAGGAGTTATCACGCATCCAAAAGCGCGTATTCTTTCCATTGTTCCAACTATAAATAATCCGTCTATCAGTACTGGAACTGCTCAATGGTATGTATATGTGGCGCAAGCAGTTGATAACCTAGTTCTGGCAGATTTCAGCCTTACTCAGATAGAAGGTGTATCTGGTGCTTCGCTTGTTTCGCTTGTTAAGAACAATGAGCTGGAATATGTTGTTACGGCTGCTACTGGCACTGGAAATGGTAAGTTAGGACTTAATTTTGTAGATAGGCGAACAGTGAGATATAAAGGTGTCCCTACCCTTATATCAAACTACACTGGTGAACTAAGTTTCCAAGGTCAATTTTACGTTATTAATAAAAACGCCCCTATACCTACAATTACTAGTGGCTCAAGCCCTTATATCAACGAAACCTTTACTTGTACCTTAACTTGGAATGCAGCTATCGAGACATTCGATAGCACTAAAGTTGGGGTAAGTAATGGAGTCCTTTCTAACCTGATTCTTATCGATGAAATCAAACAGACTTACCAATTCAATGTTACGCCCGAAAAACAAGGTGTGGTGTATGTTCAAGCACTTGAAGGTGCTGGTATCACTGACGGAGACATAAGCTCCTCAAAAAGCAATCTGTTGGCGCGAGTTTATGCAGAATCTTTCCCAATCTTGCAGTTGCCACTCGATTTATCGACCACATTCTACGATGTTTCTCCTAATGCGTACCAGCTCGACGAAATTATCCCCAACAACACGCTTTTTAGCCCAACAGTCTTCCCTATAGGTACAAGCTCGTCTCTTGCCGTAGTGCCTCAATTAGAGCAGTCTGGATTGACGTATGAGAACTTTGAAGCGATTGGTCAAGGCTCTTCTTTGGTGATGAATGGTGATTGGACTATTGAGTTTCATTATCGGGGCAATACTTTTAGCCCCCAGAACACAACACATCTCTTTTCTGTCGAGAAAGCAGGTACAGGCTTTGCAATTCTGGCTGTGAATGGAAATATTCAGATAGTTCGCAGCATCGACCAAGCTACAAACTTATTCTCAACAATTGTTTTGCGTGAGTCTGACATCTTTTCAGGAGCTACACCGATTTATCCTGCATACGAAAATGGTGCATACACTTTGCAGCAGAAGTTTCCCCACTTTGCAATCACTAAGAAAGGAAATATTTATCGCTTCTACCGCAATGGAGTTCGTATTGGGCTTGTACAATCATCAACAATCATCAATATTTCCAGTGGAACGCTCAAAGTAGGTTATTACGAAAATCGCGTTACCCAAGCACCTTATTTTCTGTCGAATGTACGGCTAACAGTAGGAAAGGCACTTTATACAGCCTACCAACATGATGTGCCTTTGATTCCTTATAGTACAGTTACAAATATTCTCGATGTTAGCGAACTGCTTGACTATATTTCAATAGTATCGGATAACAATGTACCGAATAAGGCTGTCAACGGCAATACACTGTCTTTGACCTTCAATAGTATTATCGAGCTTACAAATTTGCCTGTAGTAACGATTTTAGGTAAGACTGCAACGGTTACTAACACCCAATACAATACCTATGTTGCTACTCTTCTCGTCAACGAGACTATTGACCAACAAGTGTATTTCAACATTGTTATTCATGATGAGCCAAGCTTACCGAACAAAAATTTCACATCGACGACAAATGGAACTTCAGTATTCATAGAGAATAGTCCATTTACTATTGTTTTATCGACTACGCAGCCCAATGACAACAGTTATAAGCTCTATGCAACAGCTACACTAAACAAAGATGCTCCAGCGTTCGGGCTTGATGCCCTCACTCTCACAAATTGTATTGTAGGTGGTTTAACAAAAACAAGTAACAACAACGTTTTCAATTTTGAAGTGCAAGCTAACGCAAGCGGAGATTTTAGCTTAGCAGTTTTGGCTAATTCTGTCAATTCTGCAATTGGGACACCTAATCAAGCCTCCAATGTATTGACTCGTACAGCAGTAGTCCCTGCTTATTTACCCGACCCCTACTACAACAATTTACTGCTCTTCATTCAAGCTACTACAACAGGAACTATTATCGATGAGAGCTTACATGACTGCGTTTTAGCAATAAATAATGTATCGGTAGTAGCAGATACATATCCTACGGGTTTACTTAAATCGATGAAATTTGATGGTCAAGGCAGCAGTATTGTGGCAAATTTATCACAACCAATTAGTGCAAACCAAGACTACTGCATTGAATTTTATATTTACCTACCCTCCCTTACTACCTTCTCTCTTTCTGCTCCTGTCGCAAGTCCTGCATCGTCGGTCACACCTACTTCATTTGATATTAGTTGGAGTGATGTTGAAGGAGCCACAGATTATATAGTCGATGTTTCTCAGACATCTGATTTTTCTACCAAATTAGATGGATTTGATAATAAGTTGGTCGGAGATGTTAATAGTGTTTTGGTTGCTACAAATTCAGCAATTGAGTCACCTATTGTAGAGCCAAATAGGGTTAAGGCAGAAAAAGGATTTGTTGCGGAATGGCAGAAAAAAATTGGTGCTGTTGGGTATCGCGTTTATTCGTCGTTATCAAGCACATTTAATACAAGTATTCAAGCAGTTTCAGGAGTGTTTACTCGTAGTAACAATATTTCAATTGGAGATGTGACAAATGCGATTGAGTATATTCCAGAGCCAATAGTAGGTGATGTAACCTCTTCTAGCAGTACATATAATTCTGATAGCATCCTTCAAGGCATTCTTTCCAGTGGGGCAACTTCACCTAAGATATTTGCGTTCAATGATGAGGCGACGTTGAGGTGTTATAAGGGTCAACCAAACTACACAAGTCCCGCTATAGCTGAAATTGAGGCTAAGCAGTGGTTTCACGTTGCTCTGGTTAATTCTGCAACTAATAAAACTACAAAACTTTATATAGATGGAGTTTTGACCGATAAATTAAAGAATACTAACATGGATTGGACAGAAACTTTGAATATTGGCTATGCAATTACCAATTTTTCAGGTTACATTCAGTCGTTCAGAATCACGTATGGCGCACAACGTTATCAAACAAATTTTGAACCTCCGCAACTCCCTCTCTCAAAAAGTTAGCAACTTCTTCTTCTGTAGCATAGCGCCATTCTATCCAGTTAAGAGAAGGATTATTGAGCCTCCATCGTAAAGTAGTGTGAGCTATTTCATTGATTTTAGCAGCTTTTTTGCTCGATGTGTAGTATTTACCATGCAGTACAACAGGTCTACCATTAGCAATACTCATTTTATTTTTAGTTTCAGCACTTGTAGTTCTACCTGTGCGTAAGGCACTTAATTTTGCTTTATGTTCCTCGCTAAGTACTCTTCCTTTAGCTGCATTGCTGAGCTTAATTTTAGTTTCTTCGCTTGCAGTTCTACCTTTTTGAGAAGCACTCATTTTTGCTCTTGTCTCTAATGAAGCAACACTACCTAACCGATGTTTGTTCCCTTTAGAAGCCGCGCCAATTTTAGCCTTAGCTTCAGCCGTTATTATTTTTCCCTTATGTGAAGCACTCATTTTTGCTCTAGTTTCAGGCGTGTGTTGTTTTCCTTTAGCTGCCGCACTCATTTTAACTCTAGCTTCTTCTGTGAAAATACCGCCTTCACCACCTATTCTTAGATTATAAGTATTTTTTCGATTGCAAAACTCCTCAGTAACCATTTGAGTCTCGGCTTCGTAAGCATCTTTAGCACAAGAGAACTCTGCCAGTGTAGCCCTTCTAAAATTTTCTTTCCCATATTTTTCGATAGCTGGTTTTAAAGCACAGCCACTACCAAGGTAGCTTCTAGAATAGCTAGTATCAGCCAATTTATGCACCCCTACATAAATTTTACCGTTAACCAAATTTGTGGTCTGATAAAGTATCCAAGTATCACTCATTGTGTAATTTCTATTTATAAGTTATAATTAAACTATAACATAACATTGACACCAATCATGAGTAAAGATAAAAGATTTAACGCTACTTTATCAGAGAAACGTATGACTAAGCTGAAAAACTATGCCGAATCAAGGGATAGGAAAATGACAGTCCTTTTTGAAGACTGGATTGATTCTCTACCTGAAGTGGCAGTAGAGAAATAATGGGAAGATTCATCAAAAGGGATAATGCGGGTCGCGTATATCTGAGGGACTCGCAAACTTCCGAGTGGATTTTAGTCTCAAATCAATCAACGGTTGACACTAAGGTACAAAAACGGAATAAGCAAAGGACACCGAATGAGTCGCTATTCAAACTCATCACAGTTCGTAGACTCACTGGACTTCCACTAGAAACTGCGATTTCGCGTCTAAGAATAACTCAAGCCAACCTCGAAAAAAGCGCCATACTTGCTAAGTTTCCTCTGCCAGCTCCTGTTAAGTTCCCAGAGTCTGATGGTGAACTTATTAATTATTTTTCTGTGTATATTGATGAGGATTTAAGGGGCACTAATGAACCAATCTATACTTTCTTCTGTGATAGTTACCAGACCCAGATACGCGCATACGTCTCAGCCAATTCATCCAATCGAGAAGGATGGTCTGCTCACATTGCATATGTAAAATCTACCAAAAATAAGCAAGATGGTCTTAAGGAGGTAGATTGGACTTTAGTTAGCATCGATAATTCGGACATCTCACCTCAAAATGACGGAATCAATATTGGGGAGAGGACTATTTATCAACTAAATCTTGATACAGTAGGACTGCCAAAGTGCTTTAAATCAAACTTCTCTCTAGATAACTTAAACTATCTTGGTGGAGGCATCTGGGCTTGTATGGTAATTGACCCAGAAGATAGAATACCCATTGAAGGGGTAGCTCCAGCTAGTGATGAGCGCTATAAAAAAATCTCAACTGTTAATGGTGTCAATTTTACTGTTGTGTCATACAGTGTCACCCCTACTTATTCCTATACTTGGTGCAGAGGTCAATCAGTACTCAGATATAGGTGGAGAAGATACTCTGTTAGTAATGATGACAAGTTATTGGAAAATACTGGAGTTATAGTCCACAACAGAATTTCAGATTATAATCTTGAACTTGTATTACGTCCAAGGCAATCTGCGTTGCTGACAGAAAAAAATATTACTGAGTTTTGCAATTCAGATGCGACTTATGTAGGAAATACTAACTATACTTTATTTTCTCCTCGTCAATCACCTGACTACGGCACTGACCAAGCTAGATTTAGTTTGCAAAAGTATTCTCAGAAATCAAATGTAATTCGACCTAATCCTTTTGGTGTACTTGCGGCTTCAAAAGAAGGTGCAAATCTCCTGCGACTAGATATGGGTACGGCAGAAGGAAAAATAAATCATCCATACGAAATAAAAAGCTCTGTAGGTAAACGTGGTGTCAGTTATGAGTGGCAATATAAGTATTGGTGGGCTTATGGGCAAATTCTTGATGTATATCCTTTAACTAAGAATCAATACACATTTTTTGTTGATAGAGCTACAGGCTTAGAGAGAAAATCAACATTATTTGTAGAGGGTAGTGCGCCTTATGGAGAACTATTCAAAACATTACCAAATCAAGTTATAACAACTTGGGATGCGCCGCCAAATCCTGAGACTGGCTACTTCCCTATTCGTCGAGGAGAGTTTAGCTTTGTTTTAAGATATAGTATGCCTCCGCTTTTTTCTCACGAAGGCTGTTACTACTATCAAGTCAACCCAGAGCGCATAGGGTCAAGTTCATCGTCTGGTGACCGTTTTTACGACAATTCTGTTGTGCCTTCGGCTCCTAGTTTTAGTTTAGCGCCAAGTTTCTCGTCTCCTGATAGCACTAACCCAAATAATAGACAAAATGCGTACATAGCAATATATACGCAAATTCTTGGAGCTTTGGGCGGTAGTAGCGTCAGTAGTTTCAATATTGGGTATAGACCAATAGCAGCTAGTGATACCGAATCTATACTTGTGCGTTCACCTAATCCAGAGCAGAAGCTGAGAATGAGTCAAGAGCCGTCCATCTTCCCTAATTCATTTCTTGATTAAATTCAATATAGCTTTTCAGCTTCTGCTCTACACTCTAAAGCTTCTTGGACTAGTCTTTCCCTTGCTTGTTTTCAGGATTGGTTACAACTTCATCTTCAACGCGACTTCCTGTAGGTTGAGTTCTTTCAGGAGGCTTGCGTTTAGGAGGAGTATAACGAGTTCCAGCACCTTGACCACCAGTTTTAGGGAAGCCCAGTTTATATTGAATCTCTCGAAAGTCTAGAGGAGTTGGATTATCTTCACTCCTTTTGATAGCAGGAGTAACTATAAAAACGATTACAGCGACAAATATTAAGAGTGCGGCGTATTGCATGAGAATTTCCCCTTGTTTTTCTCATTATAGCGTGAAAATCCTTGTGGCAAGACTCGAACTTGCGACTTAAGAGGTAGAAGCTCTTTGTTCTTAATCCACTGAACTACACAAGGGAAAGCGGCTTGAGTGATTTGAACACTCGACACGGAATTTGGAAAAATCCTGCTCTACCAAGCTGAGCTAAAGCCGCATTAACACCAATGTTAGTTTCCATGACCACCTGTAGGAGCCTAGCCTTTATACGGCTAAGCGCAGTATTGAAACTGCCACTTTTACTAAGAAATCCGAGACACTCGAAAGGGTGTTATGCAAGAATCTAGAATCGAACTAGAAGCGGTTCAATGTTGCGGTTTTACAGACCGCCGTGACACGTTACCAATAGTCACCCTTCTTGCAAATTGGTAGCGGAGATGGGGAGTCGAACCCAACATTATCTCTGACTTATGAGGACAGCATGAACCGTTTCACTCCTCCGCTTATTTTTAATATAGCACAAAATACATGCATGTATATCTATCTTAAGAAGTAAACATTGGTCTAATAGTATGAGTTGACATCAGCAAATTCACTCTACGCCGCAAAACATGAGGAAAAGCATGGTAATTAGGGATAAGGTCATTTCCTTGGTCATGATGTAAATAAACCCCTGCGCCAGACTCTTTTACAAACAATTGCCTATCTAAAACCTTGGAAAACCAGTAGTCCGCACTGCCTTGAATACCGTCTATTTTAATAAATCCCCAATGTTGTAAAGCAGATTCAAGATGCTCCAGCTTAAAGTCTGGGTCACGTTCTTCAACTTCATCTGGCAATTTATTAATTTGAGATTGTACCCAAAGTCTAGCTTGATTTGAAGGATTTGTGTTTATATTATCGGTATGTTTTCGGAGTTTGTCATAGTCTCGTGAATAAATTTTAAAACGTAGCGTTGAACACTTAGACATACTATCTCCAAGGAACAAATTTCATAAGTTGCCAAATCAGCCAAATTGAAAAGCTAGTAACTAATACAAGTAAAATAGCTAAAATCCAAGTAATCATTTATTTTTCTCAATTAAATCTAAAATTTCTTTGTAGAAGTAAATCCTAACTCCAGCGCCAAGCACTGCTAACACAATCAAAATTATTGTAATCATTTCTATATTCTACCCATAAAAACATGAAACATTATATGTAACCAAAGAGGTATCTTGTTGTTCAGGTAGAAAAGTGCGGTCTTCAGTATAAGTTTGCAGAAATTGTACATTGCTACCAAAAATCGAGTAGATATCCGCCGTAAATACTGATTGCTGCTGCGGCAGTTGTTTCCAGTTTGTATTCTCGCTGCTGGGATAAGCTTTGGTGGGTTCTAGGCATCTCCAGTAGTTACCAGAGTACTTTACAAGACTTCCCTTAGTAAACGGCTCAAAAATGCTGCTAGGCATATTGCCGATGTCGGTAAATTGGTTTGCGGGTTTTTGGATTGTGTTGGTTATAAACTTACCATCAATAACCAGAGAATATCGAGGGTCGAGCTTGGGTATTAGAAATTCACGGTAGTAAATTCTGTTTAATGCCAAATTTTTATTGCCGAGTGTTGGGTGGACATCGTTTTTTCGACCATACTCTCGACGATTGATTTTTTCTTTATATATAGTTGGAGTCATTGCTCCAGTCAATTTTTTCTCAGTGCCATTTGCAGCTATGAGTGAAATTGAAGGACGGTAAGAGGTAGATGCGCCTTGGATATTGGTCAAGATATACAAAGGAAAAAATTTATCATACGTGCCGTTGAGTCGGTCGTGCAGGGAAAAATCCTCGGCAGCGAAGATTGTCTCAAAAGGTTTATTGACCGCAGTACGAGGAGCTAGAAAAGTATGTCCATTGACTACTGGGAATGTGAAGTCGGGCATTATTCTACATTTGGTAAAGAATCAATCAAATCTTCAATAATGCTAGTCATATCCTTATCTTTCGACTCGGCATACTTGCGAAGTTTTTCGATTCGTTTGGCTGACATATTACAATTTAGTCTTTTACTTTTGTCTGGGCGCATACTATGCTCATATATGTGTTATACTACCAGTATACATGAAAATGAGATTATGTGCAATGGTTGAGACTTGGATTTTGTATCGTACTGAAAATTTGGTGAATGGCAAGATTTATGTTGGAGTGCATAAACTTCAAAATACTTCTAAGTCTAAGTGTTATATCGGAAGTGGGGATGCTTTACAGTTGGCTGTGAAGAAGTACGGCAGAAAAAATTTTGTAAGAATCACATTAGCTAAATTTTCTTGTTCGGATGACGCTTATTTTGCTGAGGCTGAGATGGTAACAGAAGAGTTTGTTAAACGTCCAGATACTTACAATATGAAAAATGGAGGTAGGGGAGGTATTGGGGTTAGAGGTAAAAAGCTTAGTGAAAAACACAGAGCAGCCTTTATAAACTCAAATAAAGGCAAGAAATTTAGCGAGGAACATAAGAAGAAACTAAGCGAAGCGAAAAAAGGTAGGAAGCTTAGTCCAGAGCATATAGCAAAATTAGGAAAGTTTAAATCTAAAGAAACTTTAGAGAAAATTAGCGGAGAGAATCACTGGAGAACTTTACCCGTTATGATAAATGGGAAATACTACCCAACAAGAAAAATTGCAGTTGAGGCAGAAAAAGTGTTGATTACAACTTTGTACCGCAGAATAAAAAATACCAAGCCTAAATGGGAGGGCTGGCGTAATGCTACCGAAGAGGAAAAATTACTGCATAGTACTGATGCGCTACAATGATGGTAGTCAATAAAACTTTTTGTCCTAACTATGCCAATTTTCGAGGAAACAACCCAACTAAATTTGTTAGAAGACCTCGATTCTGAACTTCTATTTGCCAATACCCCTGTACCCCTCAACGCCTCAATTCAGGGGCAATATAGCGTAGAAATAAATAGCTTGACTGCGGATGCCCATGCTGCTTTAACACATCCTGATACTGCTGATAGACCTCCACTGAAGGAGTTATCGCAGATGAGCCAAAAAGACCCAATAGCCTCTCAGTGTCTGTCTTTTAAGGCTTTAAGATGCACATCGTCATTTGGAGACTACAAACATAGTAAACGGGAGATAGAGGAGTTTATAAACTCAAACTTAAGAACATTACCTAAAAGTTTTAAACAAATAATCTTTAAATTATTCAGCTCAGTAATTCTTCACGGAATCGGACTTGCAGAATTTACTAAATCTTCTAAAATACGCGGATATCGTGGACAATGGAGGATTGGCAATATCAATGTTTTAGACCCAGAGCGTGTGATTAGCTTTGGAAAGTCGTCAAAAACTGCTGGAAAGATAGAGTTTGTCGAGTACGACAATGGTGGGGGCAAGATTGTTAAAATACCCTACCAGAAGATTTTGCATATCACAAATAATTCAGGTTGCACATTTGATAAGGCTGCTGTGTGGGGGGTTGGAGATGGTGTAAGTGCGCTGCCATACTACAAATTAAAGCGCGTGATACTCACACACCTCGCTCTTCGCATTAAAAACGACAGCGAAGGTTTACTCTGGGCTAAAACACCCAGTAATGGTACAACAACTTTAATAAATCCTGATGGGTCAGTCAAAAAAGATAGTAAAGGTAAACCATTAGAAGTAACAAAACAAACTGCTCTTTCATATCAACTAAAAGATATTCAAAAAAGAGGCTTTATTGTCACTGATAATGATGTTGAGCTTACTCGTATTCAGATACAAAACACTGCCGATAACCACTTTAAAGCACTAGAATATATCGATAGAGGCATCCAATCAAGTTTTGCCGTGCCTTCAGGCATCTTTGACGTTAATAGCGGCTCAGGAACCACGAATCTCGGTAACAATGGTTTCGGTCAGAATTTCAAGATGACCTTTGACTCGACAATTTTTGCATTAACAACTACACTCAAGCACGAAATTATTCATAAAATGATTCGTGGCTTGCTGCATGACAATTTCCCTTCAAGTTGGTTTAGTGAAGATTGGGGCGAGTTTGTATTCGATGTCGAAGAAGACCAAGCAACAGTGAACGGTCGTCTTAGCACCATCACTTCACTTATTGCTTCTGGTATCATTCCTGCCGATGATGTTGAGGTACTTAGCCTCATCCGTAAGAATCTTGGACTACCTTCGCTCGACGAAGAAGAAAAAGCCAAGAAGCAAGAAGATGCACTCAAAGCTGAGATACAAAAAGAGTTGCAAAAACAAAGTGAAGTTCTTGCACTTCAAGCTCAAATAAATCAGATGTCTGCCCCTATGCCGCCACCTGAAGGACAAGCTGAACAATATCCTCCTCAAGATGGAGCGCCGCAAGCCTAACCCTCCTTTTCTGCCTCTGCTTGCTCTTTCTTTTTTCTGACGTATTTTTTAGTTTCTTTTTCTACAACAGGACTAATCAAATTTTGTAGCCCTGTTTGATAAATATTTGAAAAGTTAGCGCCCGACGAATGAGCCTTAGCGAAATGAGTGAAGTGTTTCATGATATTGTTATGGGGTAGTATCTATAGTCGTCGTACTGCTGTAAGCGCTGATTTTGGTGCTATTAAAAGCATACAGCCTCGCGTAGTACTGAGTCGTTCCTGAAAAACCAAAAACGAGAAATTTGTTATCGGCAGACCTAGTAACACTAAGCTCTTCGAGAATTGTGAAAGTACTTGCACGACTAATCTCCAACTTATAATCGGTAGCATTACTTACTTGAGCGAACGTAATTTCAACCTGTGACTCATCAAGTATATTGACGTTAGTAATACTTGGCGCAGAAGAGATAGCTAATGCTGTATAAGGTTCAACAGGCGTATTAATAGTCAGTGTAGTTGAAGGAGAAGCAGTACGGTCATCTCCATCATATCCATAGGCACGTAAATAATATGTTCGATTAGGTTTGAGTAGAAGTTCAAGATTATTGGAACTAATCTCAAAATAGCTATTATCTAACGTAAACGCGCTATCACGCGCCAAATTAAGTAAATACTTGGAATATTCAGTCAGAGTTACACTTGCTCGGTCAAAACTAGCACTTCCACTTAAGGTTACTGTAGGAACCGTAAGAGATGCAGTACTAGGTTCTTCTATATCACTAAACAAGTTAGTTCTAAATAAATACGGGATAGAGATGTTTGAATTTGAGTCATATACAATTACCTGATATTGAGTGTCAGCAGAAAGAGATTCAAATGTGTAATTAGCCACATCGCCTATGTTTTTAGGAAATGTAAAACCACTTACAGGAACATAATTGCCAGTATCAAGAACTTTAAGTTGAACGCTGTATGAAGTAGCTCCAGAGGTTTTTTTCCAGTAGGCAGAAAAAGAATTTTTACCAATTGTGCCTTTGTAGATGGCAAGAGACGAGGTACTGACCACATTAGAGTAAATACCACCATTATAATTGCCTCGAATATAATAATTGGTACTAGATTCGAGCAAATTCTCTACATTGAAGCTACCATTGTCAGTAACAATCCTCGGATACCCCTTAAGCAAAAATTTAAAATCAGAATCAGTGCTAACTTCTAAATTGTTGAGGTTATAAGTCCATGTTAGTAAGTTTTTAGCTAATTGCAAGATTGGTGCAGCAGCTTTAGTAGAAAAAGTTTGAATTGCAGTTGTTTTTGTGTCGCCAGATGCTGTTTTTCCAGTAATTGTGTAGCTGTAGTTGCTACTTGGCTCTAAGAATAAGTCAATAGTATGCGTATTAGTGTTTCCGAGGCTCTTGTTACGATAGAAGTTGACCCCTAAGTAAGCATTTGACTCTGTTTTCCATACTGAAAGGAGATAATCGGTGTAACTTCCATTCAAAGTCCACCCTATAACAGCAGAAGTGTCGGTAATACTAGTTGTAGTGATTCCAGTGATGCTTGTAAGGGCTGCTGAGGTCGTTGTAGTGACAGAGTTGGAGTAATCTGAGGACTGACTAGAATTGAGCGCTCTAATACGTGAATAATATACTGTTGCAGGGCTAATACCCTCATTTAGCAGCAAAGACCCGACATTCCCAACAATAGTCGAATAAGCAATCGAGGCAAAAACCGAAGAAGTGCTTAGCTCGAACAAATACCTAGTTGCATAGCTCCGTAGAACCCACTGAAACAAGATGCTACGCGAAGTGATGGTAGTTGGAGTAAGCAGTTGTGGTGGATTTAATGAAGTATTTAGGGAAAGCGTTGTGACGACTTGTGTGGCTGAATACGTAGTAGTTTGCCAAACAGAGATTGCCCGTACTCGAACATAGTAGATTGTTGCAGCCGTTAGACCCACAAAGCTGACTGAAGTGTTCTTGGTTGCTACAGTTTGAGCAATGACACTAAAATCCGACGTAGTTGAAATTTGAGCGCTATAACTATCCGCCAAATCCACTGCGTTCCAAGAGGCAGAAAAAGAAGTCAGGTAAATATCTGTTATGTTGCTGATTGTCGGTGTTGCGAGATTCTGAAATTGCTCATCATAAGTTTCTACATCTCGAAGTGTCGTAAAAGTCACTACATCGCTGCTAGCCGAGGTAGTTGTGCCATCCGAAGCCCTTACACGATAGTAATATTGATTTTCAGCCGTAAGTGACCCTACATCTCGAAAACTGACATCTCCTGCATTGACATTATTAAGGATTAATGAAGTGAAGCCAATGTTTGTTGATAAATCTACAAAATATGTAGTTGCGCCAGTCACTTTGCCCCAGTTTAGTCGAGCTGCAATAGCTGTGAGATTGGTTGTGCCGAGGAGGTCTGGAATAGGGAAATTTGGTGTAGTAGAGAGTGAAGCTGAAGTCCACGCCGAAAGTCCAGTTGCATTTGAGAAACGCAAGCGGTAGTAATAAAGCGTATTTGCCGCTAAGCCGCCAATAGTAAGCGCCAGAGTTTCTTTTTCTGTCGCCACAATGTTTTGCGGAAGTAAAAACGTCAAGTTGGAATAAAGTGGTGCGCTGAAGTCAGCATTTACCGATACGTCAAGTTTTAGCTCTTTTATGTACTCATTTGGTGCAGTTTTTTGTATTTCTACTCTGATAAAGCTACTATTTTTTTCTGCCTTCATTATTACAGGTTGAGATGGAGAAGGAGGTGCAATTCCAATGCCAATTGATGAAGCAGGAGTAGTTACTGAAACTATATTTGAGTATGCAGATTCGCCGTCAAGATTGACAGCCTTAGTTCGGTAATAATATGTTGTAGATGGTTTAATTAATGGCATATTTTTTAAGTTGCTGTAACTTCTCCAGTACCATTTAACCAATTATTAATAGTCCTAGCTCTTTTACCAGTTACCCATAAATTAAAGCTAATATAAATAAACTCGCAAGTGGAGTAAGGGTTAAGTATAATTCCAGAACTTAACCCAGAAGTAGTTAAAGTAGATAAATTTAACACTTGTTGACTAGAATTTCCATGATTAATTCTAGTATTAAAATTTCCAGAAGAGACTTCTATTCTATCACCTAAAGACGGCTTAGCAGGGAATGTGTGTACGCAACCAGATAAGACTGTTACATAATTAGTATTCGATATTAAAGTAGTATTACTATTTAAAACCTTAGTGGTTGTAAGAGGTTCTTCCCAAACAGTATTTATTAGTTCCGTACTACCTGCCCTTGGTGCGGAAGTTTTATAAGGATGACCCGAAGGAAGTAAGGACTCAAGACCCCAACGCCACATCATACATCCCCAAATCTTGTCTATATTTGTGGGACTTACAGAACTAGGGTTGATAATTGCAACTTCACAAATTTTAATTCCTGCGGTGCTATAGTCACTAAATGCTGTCGCATCAACACATAAATAAGTACTCCAGTTGCCAGAAGATTCGGAAATATTACGAGAATAAGTGGAACTAGCGTCAATTTGAATACCTCCTGTAAAACTTGAGTAATAAAGCATTACACCAAATTTACGCCTACCTGTAGTTGGGGCGACAATGTATGCTGGTGCGGTTCCATTTACATAAGCTGGGCGAAATTGGTAAGGATTTTGAAACCCTAAATAGAAATTGCCTATAAATGGTAAATAGCCTTGAGTCCCTGAGTATGTGGGGCAATCAGTAGTATCGATAATTGCAAAAACTAATTGCCCATCATTACGTGGGATAGTTGGAAGACTGAAAAAGTCATTAATATCTGCCATAAATGCACATGGTAAACCGTTAAAACCTGTAGCTTGATAAGTTGGTCTATTAGAGCCTGTTTGGGTTGCATTACGTCCATTCCCTGACTTATCAGCTATAGAATCAATTACTCCACCAGATATGGTTAAAGTTGCTGAATCTTGAAGATTAATCCAAAAATCTGTAGTTATTTCATCTAAATCCCATAACGAAGTTGCATATTGAGTAAGATGCTTTTTTGTAAATGATAAATTTGGAGGCAAAGCTAGAGGTATACCAGAAGCTCCACCATATATAATTTCACCATACTCAGTCATCGGATTAGCAAGCGAGTCTCCACTCGTTGCGGATGTTACTCTTCCTTTACTATCTACAGTTACAGTTGCATTTGTATAACTTCCTGCTATCACACCTGAGTCTGTAAGTTCAGTTTCGTCAATACTCCCAGCAATTACAGAAAAAGTAAGTGTATTGGCTGCATCATTGTAACTGGCGCTAATTGTCCAGCTGTCTTGTACTAGCGCTGCTACTCGGTCATCAACTGATTCATTAAAGTTAAGTACATCCGTTGCCGCTACGTCAGCCTTGAGCTTGAACCATCGTCCTGTGCCTGAAGCTGGCAATAATACTGAAACATCATCAGCAGTAGCCGTCGAAGTTGAATTATAGCTGAACCATGCATTAACTGACCTACACAGTCGTGCATAGCCATTAAGCAATAAGTCTGTGGGAAGCGACTTAATTGCGGAAATGTCTGCGATTGAATATCCTATCTTAACTGCCATGATAATATTGTAGTATATAAATTAAAAAAGTGATAGGCGAATGGCGCTTACAGATAAATTACAAGCAGAAAAAGCTGGTCTGGAGTCTTATTTAGATTCTGTGCGTGGCTCTAAGCTTGAGCAAAATCAAATAAATAGACTTCTCACAATCAACGGACTATTAGGTATTGGTGCTGATGGTGAGAGTTCCTCG